TTTTACCCATCTCACCTGCGTAACCTAGAACAGTTCCTGCTTTATCTTTAATCTTTTTTTTATGTTCTTTAGCTCTTGAAACACCACCACCGATATCATAACCCATAGGTCTTTGCATCATGCCACCACCCATTTTTTTACTAGTACCAGTAACACTTACTTGTGGTTTAATCTTAGATTTATCTTTATCAAAAAGATAAATTTGTAGTTTTGATTTACTAGAACGTTGACTAGGGTCTACTTGTTTTTTTTGTCTTGTAGTTTGTCTACCTCTCATTTGTTGAGAAGCCATGCCACCGGACATTTTTTTCTTAACATCTTTTTTCTTATTCATTTTAGACTCTAAATATTTTTTAGCACCAAGACCAGCAGCAGCAACTCCTAATGCAATTTTACCAATTTTTGATGATTTAGCTATTTGTTTAGCTGAAGCTATAGCAGCTCTTCTTTTATTAAATTGAGATGCAGTTTCTCCAGGTTTAAAACCTTTTGCTTTTCTCATCTCGTCCATTGATTTAAATTTTTTTCTTTGACCTCTGATTGGCGCATTTGGTTTTACACCAACGATTGTTGAAACTCTTCCTCTTAAATCCGTAGGTCCTTCAAATGCTTTTGAAAATCCTCTAAAAGTTTTACTAGTTCCTTTTTCTGTAAGAACACCTGTGCCTCTTTTAGCTTTCATGACTTTTCCTGGTTGAACCTTCTCGTCTTGTAAACCCATGCCTCTGCCTTTTGCTTTTTCTGCTCTTAGCACAGCAAAATCTTTTGCATCAATTTTATTTGGTGGTGGAGCTTTTGCAGCTAATTTTTTTTGTTTTGGGCTCATAGGTTCTCCTAATAATATTTATAATCTTTTTCAACTTTTAAAGTAGGTTCATCCCAATCATCTGAATATGTAGAAACAAATCCACCTTGTCGGTATCTTAACACAGCTTGGGTCATAGAATCAACATAGTCATCATATTGTCCGTTAGGAAAAGCTGCACATTCCTCAATAACTTCTTGTGCCCAGTGTTCGTCTAAAGGTGCAAATACCATACCTGACTCAAATACAGGAGAACACGAGTTTATCCTAGTATGCTTGTCTCTACCTCTTGCAGGCACATAATCAATTACTGGTATTCCTGCTCTACGTAATTCATGTATCAATGGTTGACCACTAGCTTTAGCTTCAATAATTACAGTTTCCGGTTCCCAGTATCTATATTGCTCCAAAGCTACATTCTTAAGATCGGGAAAGTCATACCGGCCCTTCATTGCATCAAGCAGTATTATACATTTCTCATAACCTTCCACCGGCTCAAAGATACCCCAAGTTGTAATTGCTGAATAGTCAGCTGTTTCTTTTTTTGAAAATGCAGTATCATATGATTGTATCACATGGAGCAGTTTTGGTAATTTTTCTTCATCCCAGTCTTGCCACCAATCCCTTTTTATTATTGCACCCTCTTCTGAGGTTGGGTCCTGCATATATTGTGCATTCCAATTTTTTGTTGAGATTGAAGCTTTCACAGATAATAAATCTTCTTTACTCCAATACTCAGGCCAAACAGGTTCATCATCTGGAAGAATTGCAGGGAACTCAATTACTTTCCACTTATCTGCTTTTATTTCTGATTGAGCCTTCACTAATCTTCCTGTTAAATCATCTGTTGCCCAACGAGTCATTACAACAAGTATTCTTCCTCCAGGTTGTAAACGTTGTCTAGGACCAGAGCTATACCACTCGTAAGCTCGTTCCATAGCAGAGTCCGACATAGAATCTTGTTCAGTATGTGGATCATCGATAATAAGTAAGTCCGCCCCTCGTCCTGTGATAGAACCGCCAACACCCGCTGCAAAGTATTCCCCACCATGATTGGTCTCCCAACGTCCTTTTGCCTTACTATCTTCTCTTAATTGTACATTACCAAAAATTTGTTTGTATTCTGCTGTGTTCATTAAATTTCTAACTTTGCTACCGAACCTTGAAGCAAGTTCAGCATTGTGTGAAACTTGCATAATTTTTTTCTTTGGATACTTACCAATAAACCAAGCAGGGAATAAATAAGATGCAAATTCTGACTTAGTATGTCGTGGTGGCATATTGATGATGAGCCTCTTTTCGTCTCCATCAGCGATGCCTTCAAATGCTTCAGCTATTATTTGATGGTGCCCCCACTTCTTTGGGTCCTTTGTTTTACGATATATAAAATCTTGCCAAACAGTCTCTGCAAAAATAATAAAATTATCCTGGCATAACTTGATCCACTCAAGTTGTTTTTTAAAAATTATATCTTTTAATTCTTCTTCTGATAAATGTTCAATATTCATACCGTTTGGGTCCTAAGTATATTTGTATATATTGCTTTGTAAACCTCTTTCGCAAAAAAACAGGGTTTTTTCAGCGTCGTCGCCTGATGACAATTCTACGTTTGTGGTTGGTAGTTTAATTGAGCCTTGTGTGGTGTAGATACACCAATGGCGCAAACGCGCCATTGGTTTCATATGAACTTATTCGGTTGTGTGTAGTGCCTGAACTAATGTGCTAAACTTCTTTAGTACATTGTCCTTGAACTCATCAACAACAGGGTTGCCATTATTTTCAAGTATGTGTTTTTCACACTCACCCATTAACAACTGAAACATAATCTCATAGTTGAGTTGTTTCTTTTGCCCGTTGTCAATAACCATATCAGCTAGTGCTGTTGGTGTATTTGAGTTTAACTTCTCACTTAATACGTTTGCAATATTAATCAAATCATTATTGGGCATTTGTATCTCCTATTGCTTTGTACTCTGAATAATTTAATTCAGTAGTGAACTTGTTATACAAATCGTTATGAGCAATCTTAAAGTTTGCTGTCTCAAACTTTTTTCTTTTACGATTTATTTTTTGTAATCCAAAGCTGTTGCCATTGTCATCTTGTACAATGATTAAGTTTTGGTTTGTTCTCTCAAAGCAATCAACAATGTTTTGTTTCATTGTGTCTAACTCTTTAGCTAGTCTATTCGCTTTAAGCTTTAGTTGGACATAAGATAGAACTATTTTTTTTTCTTCTATCTTTAGTCTTTTTTGTGCTTGTGTCATAAGACCCCTTTTATTAGTTTAATTTACACAATCTAATGATTGATAGCTTGTCTTATCAAATCCCATAACTATTGCAACAGTTAATTTAACTTTTTTTTATCTTTTTTATTAATGATATTATTAATGGTATTAACATTTGGCTCAATCTTTAGTTGCATTGTTTTTTCTAGCCCTGCCACCAGCAGTTCAATTTTTTTAACAAACTCATCTTGGGCTTTTTCCCCAGCGAGACGAGGCGAGGCGACATTTGTCGCCTCGTTCTTTTTATCTTTAGTCATTACCACGAACACCAATATTCAACGACTTTCTTTTCGTTGATTGCTTGTTCGCAAAATTTTAAGAACTTGATGTCCTGCTCTTTGTATTCTTTAACTGATTCTTCTTGAAACTGTTGTCCCCAGAAAAATCCGTCTCGTGCAACGCAATCAGAATAACCTTTTTCTATTTGAACTGCTAAATCTTTTACGACGTCTTCGGTCATGTAGCAGGGTGCATCTTGGTCGCCATTAAAACCTAAATGTTGCAGGTGTCCCTCTATCTTTACAGTTGGGTTTTGTTCTGCCCATTTTACAGCCATAAACTGTTGCAGTCTTGCGTGTTTACGCCAAACGAAGACCTTTTGATTTTCTTCTTGGTCGTCATCAAAGTATTTATCCCAATCTACTTTATGACCTCTTAGATGTGCGTGTTGGTCTAATCCCATTTTTTACTCCTTTGTTAATTTAAGGGTATGCTTTGGGTTAATCCCCTTGGTGATACCCTAACCGAAAGAATGTCTTATCAAATCCCACCTATCAATGCAACAATTATCTTTTAGAATTATTCTAAACTAGAAACCTGCCCATTCCTTTCGTCAGCACAAGAGGTAGTAGCGCTGGCTGGGCTCGGCTTGAAGGTGACTGGAAGCAACACGGGCTATCCTTTCAAACGAGAAACGAGAATGTTAAAGTAGTCCTGCAAACGAGAGCATCAGGATCCCAGTTACCAGCAGCGTAGCGCTGGGTGCCAGGAAAAGTAAGCAAAGATATAAAACGACAAGACTCATTGCGACGAGGCCCTCACTTATCCTCCTTCACCACACTGTCCTTCCAAGTGTTACCGTTGGCAATGCAGCGTGCACCGGGACCGCCGGTTAACGCGTAAGTTTTCCCAGCTTCAGGTTTGTCCTGCGTAACGCGATCTGCAGCCTTCCATCCGTCCGGTGGTGCATTCTTTGAATTAATTTCTTTTATGAGCTTCTCGAGCGACTTTGAGTTCTTGTGTATTTTCATATTTCTCCTTTGTTAATTATAACACCTACATGTGGAACAAGACACTTGCGCGGCCATGGCATAACAGTCTCACACGTAGGCAGTCCTTACATAAGATACGATGGGATATATGTCAAGCTGTTTTTTTTATTTTCTTTAATCTCTCTTCAAACGACCATTTCTTTTCCATTGGTAGTTCCTGTACCATCTGTGCTACCAGCTCCTGAAGGTCATTCACCTGCTGCTGGAGCTCATCTATTCTCTTGTGATAGGAACGAGATTTATTTTCGCCTCGAACGAGATCCAGTGCTTCAAAATCAACTGTCATATTTTCTCCTTTAGTTTTCTAAACGATACGACATCATGGGATACCTGTCAAGCACGAAGTTCTCCTGATCCAGCACCCCGAAGTTCTAGCTGCAGGGAGCTCAGTCCTTTGTCCTGTGAACGAGAACGAGGTTTCTCTTTCAAACGAGAACGGGATCTCGCGTTACCAGCCCACGCAAACTAACAAAAAGAGGTAAAAGAAAACGTGGGCAGGAAACGAGAGCTTCCGAAGGAGGCTGACTGTGCTGAAGGTTACGCTGCTGGGCCCAGCAGGTGTCCTTTAAACGAGAACGAGCGAGGTTTGTCAACGAGAACGACATCAGGCTACCAGCTGCTTCCTGGAGCATGCTCCCCCCAGCAGGAGCTCCTGCACCGTTGGCCATTGTACAGGGAACGAGAACGAGAAAACGGGCACAAGGGAACGAGGATCCGTGAAACCGGACACCGGTCTGTACAGTTTAAGAGACCTCTTCGAAAGGGTCTCTTTCAAGATAAAAACTGTTCCACCAGCTTTAATATATTTGTTAATCCAAACTATTTGCCACTTATTTAGTTTAGGATAACTAGCTTCATCTGATTTAAGTTCTATCCAAAAAAGTTTACTATCTCCAACTCCATGAACATCAGGAATACCATTAATTGTACTAGATTCTATGCGAGTTAAGAAACATTTAGGTAAGCCTTGTTTAACTTTTTTCCAAAGCCTACTTTCTTTATTTGATGTTCCCATAATTAACTTAACTTCTTAATAGATTGTATTACTGAAGTAGGTATAATAGTTGTATTTCCTATACTGTCAAATGTTGGTTTATCCTTAGTTTTGATGTAATCTGTAAATATTCTAGTGACACCATTTTGTTGACTTACAAGATAACCTTTAGATACACATACAGGTAATTTTTCTTTGTTTAACGCTTTAGTATCAGACCAACCTGCATCCCCTTCGATATCACTCCACTCTATCTCCACAAAAGGATAATCAGCTATATTACTACCAAGTTTTTTATAATTTAGAGGAATTGTTTTTTTATTTTTTATTCGTCTCTTAGATTTTCTTTTACCTCTACTCATCTATCTCAACCTTAATTTTTCCTATTGATGTTGTCATTGTTGAGTTATGCACTTGATTAAATGCATTAAGCCAATCAGACCAACTAGCCGTTTTGAGTTGACTTAACGTCTTCTGGCTCAGCTTCAATCGTCTTGGCGTTGTACCCATCAATCTTGTTGGATAATTCTTCCAATTTTTTTTCAAGTTGCTCACGTGACATTCCCTCCAAACCAGTAACTGTTACTTCTTTTCTATCTATAAAAGCTCCAGCGAGTTGACCAGATCTATATTCAGCATTAATTGCTGCAGCAAACTGCTCTTTCTTTTCAGCTTTATCTGAAAGTCTTTCAAATCTTTTAAATCTTCTAAGACTATCACTCTCATATTTTTTTAATTCTTTTTCAAATCTTTTATCAAAATATCTAGCAACATGAGGGTTTAATTTTCTATTCAATAATTGTGAAGCAACAGCTTTAGCACTGTTATCATCTTTACAATCGTAACCAGCTCTTTTTAAGGCTTCGTGTTGAGTTATAGTTCCATAGTCTTGTACTAAGATTTCTACAAACATCTTTTGTTTGGGAGTCAAATCTAAGTCTGTTCTAAGTGCTTTTTTCTTAAGGGGCATAATCTCTTAATTTAGCTTTATCTCTTTTTGTTAAATTTCTTCCATGTAGTTTTATACCAAATCTTACATCAGCTCTTGCATCTGATCTTTTACCTGAACCTCTTACACCACTTTTCATTATCTCTAATATTTTTCTGCCACCAGCTTTTCTATATTGTTTATAGCCTAATTTAATTCCTGAGGTTAATAGACCACCTAACATTTTTTTCTTAATTTTTTTTGGTGTTCTCATAAATTCATTTGAAAGACCAAATTTAATTTTTGAAGGAGCATTAACTAAGGCCTCTTGTTTTCTAAAAAATTGTCCATAATCTGACCCTGCATCTTTCTTTTTTCTTCTTCTCGCTGTGAAGTCACTATAAACTTTTTTTATACTACCACCTAACTTCTTTCTACCAATTTTATCTTTCATAAATTTTCTAACTGATTGACTTATAGCTTCTTGATTAGCAGCTCTTTGTTTTTTTGTCATCATAGGAATTTGCATACTTTTGCCTCTTTTATCAGATGCATAAGCTTTACCAAATATTCTAGGTCTACCACCTCTTGGAAGTCCTTTAGAACCAATTCCAGGTCTTGCCTTAGCTTCTGCCCCTACAAAAAATCTTGTTCCTCTTATTTTTCTTTTTACATCAGCTTTGACCAAATCATAAGGTACTCTTTCAGTCTTTCTTTTGCCTTTTTTATACTTTTTAAAACCTCTACGAAAAGCTTCTTTAGCAGTATTGAATATTAATTTCTTCATCATAATATTTCTACTATATAGATTATTTCATCACAAAGTAAGTAGTCCAAAAAACTTTGAGTATCGCGCGCACAAGAGTGGTGTATCCCAGATACACCATAGATACACCATAGATACACCACTAAAATTGATTAAAAGTGTTGGTATTATTGAATAATAGTCTTTTAGATACACCAGATACACCATAATTACCCCCTGGGGTACTTTTTATTGTTCAGGGGTCTAGATAATCTATATAGTAGATTTTCCGGTGTCCGGTATCCCTTTAGAACCATTCTAATCTACATAACATTTGCCACAGAAAACCGAATATGATAGCATTAATTTAGTTTATGTTTATTTCATATACTTCATTAGTTTACTTCAGGGGGTTAAGTCATTTTTAGCTCTTCGATCATTCCCCCTGGAGTTTACCAATTAATTTCGCCACCATGACTAATTAAAATTAATCCAATCTCTTTCTTCAAAATTACCTTCCCCTTCAAATAAAACAAAACTTAAAGATAATCTTTTTTCAGATAAATGCTCAACCTTATGATATATTTTAGGTGGTATACACACATACTCTCCTTTTTTTAAATAAAAAATTTGATCGCCTACAGTAGCTTTTATTTCACCTTCCTGTGCTAAAATTAAAGTTGCATAATTATCATTATGCAGATCATAACTTTTTGTGTTCTTTTTTAATGAAAAATAAATATGACAATCAACAGGTTTTTTAAAAGTTTCCTCTAATTTTTTACAAAATAAATTAATCTTTTTATTTACTCTACTGCAATCACTCAAATAACAAGCGCTTTCATTTATAAAAGTTTTAACCTCTTTTAC